AGAGAATGATCCAATCCCGCCCGTAGCTGTCGCGTGCAGAACGTGAGTCGTCGTCGTATCCGAGTTCCCGCCCAAGATGTTCGTCGTCGTGTTCGGGAAGGTCAGTGTGACCGCCCCGCTCGATGCCGGGAAAGTCGAGGTAGTCAGGTTCGTGCTTGTCCCTGTCACAAACTGGTTGCTGGTTGTGCCGAAGGTAAACGGCTGATTGACCGTCACCTTGTTCGCCGCAAACGTGAATTTCGGTGTTCCGGTATCTGCACTGCCTACCGATCCGCCCGCCGCTACCGCCAGGTTCCCAGAAGCGTCAAGCGTTGACGTAGCCGAGGGAGTTTGCAACGTCTGCGTTCCCCCGCCAGTGACCAAGGCTGTCGAGGTCAGGTTCCCCGAACTGACTACTGTGACCGTGCCACCTCCACCGACTGCGTTGCCGTTCACATACAAGCCAGCCGCATTGATCGTGCCGGCGCCCTTCGCTCCACCCGTAGCCGAGCCCCAGACGCTTCCTGTCGGCTCCGTGGCGAGGATCTGACCATTCACGGTCAGGGCCGATCTCAGGTTTACCGGGTTGTTAGTGTCGAAGGTAAGTGCCGGATAAGTGGTATTCGTGCCCACAGCCGAGACGTTCTTGGTCGTATCGGTTGCGTACTCGAACAGGTTTGTGAAGTTTCCAGTGAAAGTGCTCAAGACCTGCAACTGTCCCAAGGTCCGCGGACTGGCAACGCCAAACAGGTAAGCAGACGTTGCAGAGCAATTCGCTCCATGCACAACCTGATCGAACACCAGAGGGCCAACTACGCTGGCCGAGGTTCCAATCTGGACTGCATCGACGCAAGAACCGGATGCCGGTCCTTCCAGATACGTCTCGCCGGAGAAGTGGACGCCACGTATTCCAGCAATGATATTGATATTCGGCAGAGCATTCCCAGGGTGGACGGCCGAGATGTTATTGAAGTCCCACCCGATTGTCGTAGCCGAAGCGTTGACGCCCACAATCAGCGGCGTTCCTAGAGAGTTCGCTTCGAAGTTGCCACTAACTTGCGTTCCCGCCCCGGTCCCAAGTGTGGCAGTTCCGTAGGCTAATCCCGCTGCCTGACTCGCATTGCTCGTACCGCATTGCATATTTGTGAAGCGGCTTACATCGAAGGCATTCCGCATCACGCAAGACGCGCCCCGGATCGTCGCAGTGGACGTCCCCCGAGCCGACATCCCGTTGATGTTCGTGTAGATCGCGGCATTCTTCGGATTGTTGTCGGTGCAGAACAGACCTTCGACATCGGTCGAGGCATTCGACGTCAACCACCAGCCGCGCCCTTCTCCGGCATCGTGACCTTCAAACGAGCTGCCATCAAAGAACTTCAAGCCGCAGGAGGTATTCGGCGTGCTGTCGGCAATGGTCACGGTCCAGACTCCAGACTTCGGAGGAATCAGGCCCACCGTGTAACCATTGTTCGATTTCGACACTGCCCCGGAACATGCCCCTACAGACGTGATGACCGTGGGAGAACCAATCGCGGTATTCGAGGCGCACTTGGTTTCTGTCCAAGAGGAGCCGCCCGCAGCCGTGACGTAGACGTTGTATCCCGTCGCCGTTCCGAAGTAAGTCGGACTCGCTACGGAGATCGAGTGCGAACCGTCTACCGTGATCGTTGCCTCAGATGAGGCAGAAGTCTCTGTGACAGTCGGGGAAATCAGGGTATAGACAACCTTGTAGGTTCCCGCTCCTGGAGACGTTCCCGCTGGACCCGTCAGAGCCGGAGGCCGTAGCTGCCCAATGCTGACTTCGCTGGCAATCGTCTGCGCTCCACCTTCGGCGCGCGCGTCAATCATTCCCCCGTTGTCGGTGATGGAATAAGCATTTGCGTTGTTCAGCCGCACGTCCAAGGTCGCGCCGGAGAACTGCGAACTATCCCGAAAGAGTTTCGAGGTCGCGCCAGTGGAAGCACCATCGGAGTTCACATACGGCGTTCCTTCCGTTCCAGAAGGCAACGCGCATCCCGCCCAAACCATCGGCGAAGATCCACCACCACCCGATTGCAGACAGTTGCCAGCCGTTCCCGCCGCAGTCGGCCAGTTCCAGTTGTAGGTTCCCGATGCCGCTTGCACGAGGAAACTGATCTTGCCGCTTGTGCCCCCCTGCTGTGCGAATGTGCCGCTGCCCAACGTCGTTGAACCAAGAACCAGATCCTTCGAGAACGTAGGAGCAGAGCTTGTCGTGCCGATCATCACAGAACCCGTTTGACCGACACTGACTTGCGAGATTGCGGACGTGCCGTTGCCGAATAACAGGCCGTTGGCGGTCAGAGTATTGTTCCCAGTCCCGCCGTTGCTTACCGGAGTTACCCCGGTGATGTCCGCGGCCTGATCAACCTTTGAGATAGTCAGAGCCGAGATATGGCTGGAGGCCGCGCCGACATGCAGGATGCCAGCCGTCGCATTCTCACTGTTTGGAGGCTGCCAGCCGAAAGCCGTGCTTACCGTCGAGGACGGTCCAAGCCAGTTGAACTGACTCGCAAACAGGCTCGGAGCCGATCCACCGCCTAGCCCAATCTTTCCCGCATTCGATCCTGCCGGGGTATTGAATGACGTAGCAGTCATGTTCCCCGAGGAATCGATGGTCGCAGTCGAGTAGGAGGTAATCGCACTCGAACTGCTGGCAACTGCAATCTGCGTGCTTGCCAAACCCGAGCCAGTGATGCTGCCCGTCGAGCAGGAACCCCACACCGGATCAGTCCCGTTCGAGGTCAAGCACTGATTGTTCGTCCCGATTCCAAGCCGCGCATTGTGGCTGCTCGTGAAATAGATCAAGTCGCCTTCTGTCGTCAGAGGCGAAAGCGCATCGAAGCCTCCCTGCTTTGTCCCTTGTCCCGTCCCACCTTGCGCGATGGTCACTGCCGCGTTATCCGTCAGCACATTCACGGAAGCGTTCGGGAACGTGAACGTCTTGGTACTCGAGGCTGGCCCTGCCACCGTAAAGTAGGCATTCGCCGTCCCACCTTGCGCGGAAGGCAGAACGGAAGCCAGGTGTGTTGCCGTAACCTGATTCGACGTGTTGATGTCTGTCCCGGTCTTGGCAATGGACGTATCGACATAACTCGAAGTCAACGTTGTGCAGGTCGGCGCCGCATCGCCGTTCAGTGCTGTGACTGCCTGATTCGTGCAACTGCCGGTTCCCGCCGCCCCAAGAGTCGATGCCGTGAACTGTCCCGAACCGTTCGACTTGGGATAGCGGCCCGAAGCCGCAGCCGAGAGATCACTGCCTGTTCCGCCTTGTGCCGCGGTTACGGCCGCATTCGTCGTCAGTACCGTGGCCGTTGCGTTCGGGAAGGTGATGACCGACGAGTCCCCACCCGCGAGGGTCATCGTGTTATTGATGGTCAGGGTCTTGCCTGCCGTCCCTGTCAGGCCGATTCCGTTGATGCTTGTCGCGGTCGCGGCCCCCAGTGCTCCACCGGCAAACAGCAGTGCCCCAGTCCCGCTTTCATCCGAAATCACTCCGCGCAACTGTGCCGAGGTCGTTGCCGCGAACACGGAGAGGTTGTCCGAGAACAGGGCGTAAGTCGTGGCTGACCCGTTGTTATTGCAAGCCTTCACGCGATGCGAAGTGGAATCAGCCCAGAAAATGTCATAACTCGCCGCACAAGCCGGAGCTGCTTGCTCCTGCGCCTTGATCGCTTCGGTAAGCCCGACATAGGTCGCGTCATCGGTGATGTGCGAGTCTCCCAAGGTCAGGGATGCCGTAGCCTTGGGAATCGTGTTCGTAGTCATGCCCGCGCCGGCACCTACCGAACCCGTCGCGCACGCTCCCCATCCTGCCGTCGTGCCGTTAGACGTCAGACACAGCCCATTTGCTCCGATTGCGAGACGTCCATTGCTGGATGCCCCTCTGACAATGATGTCGCCTTGCGTGGTAGTCGGCGCCAGAGCATCGAAGGCTGGCGCTGCCGTAGTCTGCCCCGTGCCACCCGCTCCAATCGGTAATGTGCCAGTCGTGTCACCTCCAGCCGCAAGGTTTACCGCACTCCAGCTTGGCGTTGTCCCTGAGTGCAGGACGGTTGTCGCTGTGCTTGCCGCAAGACGTGTACCCGCTCCCGCGGTCCCTCCGTAAAGCGTGTCTCCTGCGGTCGTAAGCGGGCTGAGAGCGTTGAACCCGTTCGCCTTAGTGGTTTGCCCTGTCCCGCCGTTCCCGATCGCTACAGTGCCCGTAACGTTCGCTGCATTGCCCGTGTAGGTTCCGCCCGTGATCTCGAACTTTTCCTGCGTGGTTCCAGGATTGCTTGGCGTGACAGTCAAACCGACAGAGTTCACCGTAGACGTGATGAAGTTGAGCCCTGTCGTCGTGGTATTGTTCGACCCGTTCGTCTGCGGGATGAATGATCCGCTTGAGGCGCGATCGACATAAGCCGTTGTCGCTACCTTGGTCGAGTTATCGCTTGCCGCCTGAGTTGTCGCGGTCGTGCCGTTCGGAAGTGCTGTCGTCCCTGTGACCGAGGTTCCATTCCCGGCGTAGTACGCGAGCTGATTTGTCGTTCCGGCCCCTACCGTCCCGCTTCCGCCTCCAGTGCCAACTATCGGACCTGTCCAGGTATTCGTTGCAAGACAGATGTAGATTCCGGGATTGGTCGATCCCGTCCGCACGTAGATGTCGGCGGGAGTCGCAGCGCATGTGCTTGGAGGTGAAGTCGTTCCCGAGACGATACGCCGCGCCGTTGTCGAGCCAAACTGACCGAATGCACTGGAACACAGCAGCAGAACTGTCCAAATTTGGATTTTGAGTTTAGGCATAATGCACTTCCACATTGATCACCGTGTTGTCCGTATCCGTTCGGAGGTAGATTTCCCCGAGATGAGTCGTGTAGGGATTCGATTGCGCCACATCCACATCCCCGGCCAGCATCGTCTTGCCTTGGCGCGTTCCGTCATTAGCAGTGTTCTCGTCTCCCTTGAACACTTTCGCGGAGGCGTTTTTGGGATCTGACTGGATGGACAGATACGCCACGCAACCGATGAACGTCGTAGGCGCTAGGCCAGTCGAAGGCGAAACCGTGTATCCCGTCGCGCTCCCTTTGCCCAAGAGCCGGAAAAGATCGACTGCGGTTGCTGTGTGATCTGTGATTGTGATGGTCGCGCAAGGCATGACTACCTCCCGATGTTCAGTTGTCCGAGCCGTTCTGTGGAGTAAGGCTCTCCCGAGTTGGCTGATCTTTTGGAATGAGTGACAAACTTGCGGTGTAGATTCGCGTCAATGGCGCGAATGGTCTTGAGTTTTTCGGCGTACTTCTTGCCGGAATATTCGGCCAAGAACTTCCAATCCGCGCCCGATCCGCGCTGCACGTTCTCACCCTTCTGCGCCTCTTTGAACAGGTAAATGAGTTCGCGTGCGCGATGCTCAATCAGTTCTTCGTCCAGAGGGTAAGGAACCGTGTCGGTAGAGTTGACCAGTGACGGGCCGCGCCGGTCATACGAGAAGCTGTATGGCATGTAACTCAGGTTGTGCGGCCATATCTCGTACAGCAGGAATCCCACAGTAGCCGACTCCGGACGCTGATCGACTCCCCAAGGCACCGCATAAGTCGGTACTGTCGGCCCAAATACCAGCCTTTGCGCATCCCTCACCGACAAGTCATCCTGAGATAACTTGTTGAATAACACTGGCGCGTTGTTCGTTGTGTCCCGAATCTCGATGAACTTACGGAAGTCCTGCACCGGAACCGGGAAGTAGGCTTGATAGATCCAGTAAGTCTGACCCGGCCCTTCGGTTGGTTCCATCCAGGGACGGTCAAGGGTCAATACAATCGCGCTTGGGTCACTGTCGTCATAGCCGATGATGTTATAGAGGCTGTACGCGGGGTTGCGGAACTGGTAAGTGGTAATGAACTCTTCTCCAATGTCCGCCCAAGCCGCCGAAGCCGCAGCATCCCCAGTTACAGTGTTCTCATACGGCGTCGAGGAGAATGTTCCTACGCTTGCTACCAGCCCCGGATTGAGCCATCCGGCGTACTGTGTCTGGAAACTCCATTCCGTAACGTCGTAGGTTAGGTTCAGCGCTTCATTCAGTTTCGTGCGGGCGAAGGATAGAGCTACCCCAGGGATTTCTCCTCGCAACGTCTGCGCCATCGATCCGAAACTCACAGTTACTCCTCTTAAAACAAAGGGCAGGTCAGTCTCCGCTAGGACCAACCTGCCCGCTCACCGCCCGCCGTCAGCGAGATTCCGCTAAAATTCACCGCCCAGTGCGCCGAATTGGATGTACTCCCCTGACAGATCAACGCTATTCGCTTCCGCACCGGTCGAGATGACATACCACTTCGAAACCCATGACGCTCGGGACGTCCCTGTGACGCTCGGATAGAACCGAACTTCATAGGTCTTACTGACCGTCATGGTCGGAAAGATCGCGTCGATGTAGATTCCGGCCGGGAACGAGACGGCATCGCCAGCGGAAGAGGCGTAACTGGACTTGCCGGTCGCGTAGAAACAGAACAACTGTCTCTGGCCGATCGACACGCCACCTTCGTAACCGGGAACGATTTTTGGTTGCATTGCGCCTCCTTAGCCCAATTCCACCGGCAGTCTCAATTCCGCAAGGAACGTGGCCGCATCCGTGAAATCGGCAAGGGCTTGTCCGATGATGGTCTTGGCTGTCGCAAAGGTCGGGCTGCCAGATTGAGTCGGAGAAGTCACCAGTCCAGCATCGCCCGTGGCCGCTACCACCAGATCACCCTTCGATCCGGTCGCGCTGCCCTTGGCTTGCAGACTGGCAATTCCACCCTCCTGCGCCCACACATAAGCTCCCGCCGTCACCTGAGCAGCCGTGACCGTTGCCAAGAAGATCACCGGCCGCGCTCCAGTGGTCAGGCCAGCGTCGAAACTCGTGACCTTGTTGATCCCGTTTCCGCTTGCCGTCGAGAGCATGAGGCCGACCGACCCGCGCTTGATGTTCGCCGCTGTCGCGCTCGTGTCAATCTGCACATAGCGATACGTGCCCGTATGCAGATTGCTTGACTGCGCCTGCGCTTCATCTTCGGTCAGATCGAGCGATATGCCCCTCATCCCACCGCCCGACCGATAGGGCAAGCCGGTGCGGAGGTCTGTCATTCCGCTTGTGGACGTGTAGACCGTCAGAAGCGATTGCGGGATAAAAGCGTTTCTCTGTCTTGGCATGTTTTCACCTCAAGCCGTAAATCCGCTGATAATCAACCCCAACCGCGGGTTGTACACGTACAGGTTCGTTCCCAACCGCATGAACATATTGGCCGCGCTCACGTTGTCGGGAATTTCCTTGATCTTGGTTGCGAAGAACCAGGACTTTTCAGCCGTGGGCCGCATCTTGATGCACTCCGGATCGAACAGCACCAGGATTTCCGAAGCCTGAATCGTGGTCTGCGATGGGAAGTTGGAGCCGGTCGGAGAGGCCAAGCCCGCTGCCACCGTCACGCCGCTCGACGTGTAAGTCGGTCCCGTGTAGGAACCCAACTTGGTCGTGCTGCCTGATCCGTCCACATAGTTCGTGTTGGCTGCCGCTGTCCCGTAGGCTGCCGTATTCCCACCTGGCAGGTAGTTCCAAGTCTTCGCCGAGGGGCAGAGAGGATCGGGATAAATCTTGATCCCGAAGAAGTCCACCGAGGGCCATCCGAAATCCGTCCCCTCTTTCACACTTTGCTGATCGACTCGCGCAATCGCACGCAGCATGTTCACCAGTGCCGCCCAACCGAACGGCGAGGTGATGCCCACCTTGGCCTTACCGTTCAGGGTGAGTAACTGGGCAACTGCATTCGTCAGCACCGGATAAGTGATGGCGCCGGGATAGCCATTCGACTGTCCGCACCAGTACGGAGTCGAGTTATAGGCTTGTCCGACTACGCCGTTCCGGGTCACGCCGCCAGTGACGGTAAACACGTTGCCATCCGGAGACGGGTCAATGCCGTTGCTGAAGCCCTCGAAGAATCCGTTTGAGGAGAGCGACCGGTCATCGGACACGCCGGAGGTTCCGCCAGGATTGCCGTTCGCCGGCTGGCCGTGACGGTATCCGTCCATCTCGAGCATCGTGTTCAGATGCGAGATCAGATTGGCTTCAAGCAGCGCACGCTGATCGATGATTTGCGTGTCGCCGGCGCGATTGATGACGTCCAGCTCGAAGTCCTCAATCTGTGTGTAGGTCGCATACGCTTTCTCGTAATACTTGGCCGCGCTTGCAATCTGGTTGCGCGTCACGGTCACGGTCTGACCAGGCTCGACCGCTTTGCCCTGAAGCCGCGCATACTGGAAGGCTTCCACCATGCCCGATCCACCAAGGAAGTCCTCCACTACCCCGTAGCGCCGGAGGATGTCCTGCAATGGGGTATCTGTGAAGAAGCAGTCAGAGATCACATTCTTTCTGATCGCCTCCCGAGTAGATGCATCTATTTCGTTATAGAGAGGATCTTGTAGAGACATGTTTGATCACCTTCCAATTACGCGGACTGCACCAGCTCCGCGTGAATCTTTTCAAGCATCTTCTGGTGGCGGTCCCGCGTCGGGATATTGCCGCTCGCTTTCTGAAACTCGTCGTGCTTGATCTTCGGGATGTGACTATTTCTGGAGGAGACGCCGGGACGAAGATTCGGATTCCCGCCGCTTTCTTCCGCCGCTTTCCGGCGCTCCTCTTCAAGTTTTGACTTCACCGCGTCATCGACTTTCTTCTGGAACAATTCCTGCTCCCGAGCCGTCTGACGCGCTCTGAATCCGTACTTCTCCGAGATGTACTGGCCGATGGGCTTGCGGGCTCTCGCCGCCTCTTCCGCAATCACAGTCGAGGAGTCGGGAACCGGAGTGCCAAACAACCGCAAGTGCTCGTTGTTCGCATCCATCCACTGACTCATCACATCGCCCACCTGTCCCATGAACTTGTTCGGATCGAAGGCATTCGCGCCTTCCGCGGGACTGCCGGGAACTACCGGCTTCACACCGGGAGTCACATCGCCTACCAGTTCGGCCGGAACTTCGAATCCGTCCTTCTTGATCGTTTCCAGGTAGGCGGCCATCGCCTTGTTCTTGGCTTTCAGGCTTGTGATCTCGGTCAGAGACTTGCCGTAGTTCTCGACGTACTGCGCCACTTCCTTGCGTTCGAGTTCTGCCACTCGGCGTGCTTCTTCTGCTTTCGCGGCTTCGGACTGCGCAGTCTGGAATTTCGTGTCGGCTTCGGTGAGATACCCTTCTAGGTGAGTAACGATCTCTTTCGGCAGACCAGCGGCAACTTCGTCTGCAATCCCCTTTGACTTGAGCAATTCGGCGACGGTCATATCAATCTCCCTGTTGTCCCTGTGCAGGCTGCGGTTCCTGCGGACGAGCGGCCATCATGGTTTTCTGGAGAGCTTTGACGAATGCGGAGCGGGCTTCCATCATCTCGGGCTGCACAATCGGATTCTGCTGCGATAACTGCTCACAGACTTTCACCAGTTGCGCGAGGCCCTGCTGTAGCGGATTGGCTTGCTGTTGAGCAGGAGAAACCCCGGCGCCTTCCCCGCCACCGGGGTTCCCTTGCTGTTCTGGTTGCGGCATTGGTCCGGATGCCATGAGTAATCCTGCTATCGCTTCCGGCGTCCGCCCTTTTTCCCGCGCTTGCGTCCACGGCCCTTTTTCTTGCCCATGCCCTTGTGGCCGCCCTTGATGACCAGCTTGTGACCTTTGTGTTTCGCCACGGCTTTTTCTCCTTTTGAAAGTAGAAGCGGCTCGGAGGTCGCTTCCGAGCCGCTCTCAGGTCCACGGTAGGTTGAGTGCGAATCTCAACTAACGAATACCGCTAAGTTGCTATTCGCTACAATTCAAAGATTTGAAGGAGTTAGTCGATGATGCCGCGCCGGATGGCGATAGCTACTGCACCTTGCGTCGTTCTTACATCCAATTTTTCCTTGATTCGCGCTACATATTGCCGCACTGACAGTTCTGTCAGCCTGACACTCGGAGCGAGTTGCCGCGGCGTTTCTCCGTCCGCAAGTAATTGCAGAATATAAACTTCCTTACTGCTCAACTTTTCCTCAGTGATCGCCATTGAGTGCTCTGTCCAGTTGCCGCATGGTGAGAGGGATATGTTCCTTCGTGACGATGTTTGTCACCCCACCCTGGGAGTAGTTGACGGTTGCGCTACCACGAAATTTATTTTGCCGGAGGTAATGATCGATCTCTTCTTGCGGAGCTTCAACTACCGATTCGATGATGGCGTATATCTTGACTCGCTTTACAGTCGGCGCGTTCATTTGCTCTGACTCACCACCGTTCTCAGATTTCCATCTTGGGTTCCACGTTTCTCCAATTTTGGAGGCTGCTTCCCGCTCGGAGGCCGGCCGCCACCCTTGCCTTGTCCAGATCCATTCGGACCCGCGGCTCCCGGCATCTCCACTGCCGCAAGCTGTGCCGCCTTGATCTTGAGATCGAGTAACTGGTATTGCTCAGCCTTGTACCGCTCAAATTCATCCGACCCTGGCGTCTCCGGCCACTCAATGCCGATTTTCTTGAATGCGGTCGAGAACGATACCGGCCAGCCGCGTTGCAGGGCGTTCATGTAAATCATCTTTTCCTGCATCTGGGTAACATTCAGCAAGGCGCTCGGGACAGACTTGACGATGATGTTCTGTGCCAGCCACTTTGCCCGCTCAATCCGACTGGCTTTGCTTGTGGGGTTGTTCTTGTCCTCCCAAGGCATGTGCGAAGGAACGAGTGAGTTCGGATTGAAATCGAATACCTCGGACGCCACTCCGTCCGGACCTATGATGCTCATCACCCGCCGCGTCGTGAAGTATTGCGCAATCAGGAACTTGAGCATGTGCGCAATCTTGGCGTGCGCAACTTCCATGTTCGCGGCAATGCCCTTTGCGATCGGTCCAATCGTCTCCAGTAACTTGTCGAAATTCTCGCTCGACAGATTGAACTTCAACTGCGCCAAACTCGACAGATCATTCAGCCCGAGAATCTTTTGCCCAACCTTTTCAAAGACTTCGAGCATCTTGAAATCTTCCTGATTCACCGCAATGCTGTCAGGCAGAAGCGATACCAGAGACTTCTTGGCATCACCGCTCACCCCAATCTTCGGCGAATCTTCATCCAACCAGTCAAAGTGCTTGATGTCGTCTCGCGAGACGCCGGCATCCAGATCGTAGCCAAGAGGAGGATTCATCTTCCGCTTCAGCACGCGATACATCAGGTCGAGGAATGACCTACGCGCTCTCTCGAGTCCCCCGGTATCCTGCAACAGCGAGTAGCCCACAGCCAACCAAGGCCAGTCATCCACGTCGTATTGCACCGGAGGTATGACGCCGTGCCAGTCGAACGCTGGACCGTCATACATCGGCTGGCTCATGCCGGGATTCGAGATCATCTGCCGCAACTGCGGATACACCCTGCAATCTGACGGCGAGGCCGAGCGGGACGCGGGCAGGTTATTCTCGGGATCAATCCATGCAATGACGGAGCCGACTGACGGCACTTCGTAGTACCACGAGGTATTCTTGTCTCCCATCGGGAACATCTTCCCCGAACGGTTGATGCGCAAGTCTCGAATGAACGTATGCCGGATCTCGCAGTACCGGTTCTCCCAGTCCTGACTCTCGTTGCCGTACTTCCAGCGGTCCCAATACTCGTGTCGACGGACTTGGTTATTCGAGGTGTACTTGAACTTAGAGATGGGAAGTAACTGATCCTGATAGTTTGGGAAGCGTGCATGAGCTTCCGCGATTCCCATGCACTCGATCACCGTGCAGACATACGCGCCCTGAATGTCGTTGCTGCGCGGCACCTGGTTTGGCATCACTTCGCGCGGCCCCAGATCCACAAACTCAATGTCTCCCTGCCCCCATCCGAAGTCTGACCGGATGAACCGAGGCCAGAGATACCCGCGCCGGAGAGCTACCGCGTACTGGAGAGCCTTGCGAGACTGTCTCGGGAAGTGGGATTCCTGGTAGATGTACCTATAGAGACGGTTGAACATATCCACGTAACTCTTGAATTGTTCAGCCCCTCCAAGAGTAGCGATCTCGCGGATGTCGGAGATGGTTTCTACGAACTTTCGGACGTCCGATTTCAGACTGTTGGACTTGAGCGATTCCGAACCCTTTGTGCCTAACAGGTCGAGATACTTTTCCGCGGTGTTGTCATCGTGCGACTTCCACCACTTCTCGCCTTCCTGCACGGACTCTTCAATCCAACTCTGACGAGTCGCGGCATCGGATTCGAATGCCGGAGCTTGCCAGTCTTTCGTTTTGTCTTCCATCGGTTCCCTACTGATTCAGTATAAGTTTGTGGACAAGTTCTTCCCCAGGCTGCTTATCCGCTTCGTAAGCCTCCTGCACCAGAAAACTCTCTCCCCGGTATCGCTGGCGGCGCTTTTCCATCACTTCCAGACAGTGCAAAGCCGAGTCGATTGCCTTCCGCGTGACCGGATCGGCTGTATTCAGCCTCTCGCGCAACTGACGGCGCAGTTCCTTCCTTGTCGCGCTTTCCCGCTCCAGATAGGAGGCATCTTCCGCGTCTCCCTCTTCCTTCGCTTGTTCGCGCCATAGCTTCGCATAGCGGTCGTAGTCGTGCGCGTGCATGATCTCGATGATCTTGTACCCGCCCTGCCGTGCCAGCTTCTTTGTGAACCAGTCATCCCGCGCGAAACAGAGAATCCGGTTCGTGCCTTTGTGGACAAGAACACAAATCCGTTCGAGGCCCGTCAGTTGAACGTTGCGACGGTGCGGTCGAACGGACTCTGGCAGCCAAAGGTTTGACATGACTAGGTTGTCGGTGGCGCAATCAGCGCAGCCAATTCCTGTTGCAACTTCGCCACTGTTTCTTTCAGGGCAGAAACTTCTGTTTGTAGCTGTGGCTGTGCGTCTTTCACGGCAGCCAATTCCTGTTGAAGTTTCGGCTGTGCGTCTTTCACGGCAGCAACTTCTGCCTGCAATTCCTGAATGATCTGCGGGGCATTTTGTAAACTCCATTCCATGACGTTCTCTCCTAAACTGTGATTTGGTTCTCAACCCAATCGTAATTCACTGCCGGCATTCTCTCCTCGGGACTAGCATACTTTTGTTGCTGCCGATTGACAAGAACGTCATGTGAGTGACGTGTGAAATACGCCAACGCCAAGCCCATGATGTTGTCGTCGTGCTGTCCCGATTCGTGATCTAGCTTCGATTTACCCGAGGCACTTATCTTGCGAACCCAGTTCGATAACTGACGCAAGGCCATTGGAGAGCTGATTCGGAGCCAGCCACCATTTATTGCGTCCTGAAACCGATTCAGCAGTATCGGACGGCTCCAGTCGTACATGAACCATCCCTGCTTCGTGCCCTTGTGCTGATCGACTTTCTTGTCGTCGTAGCGAATGAACAGATGGTGATAGAAGAATCCCATCAACTTCAACTGGAACTGGCAATCGTCTCCGTATCTTGCTCTCTGCTCGATGATGAACTTGGCGCCGCGAGGGTCTTTTGTTCCTGCCCGGTCCCCCTGCCACTGCCCGTACCATGCTCCAAGACAGGCCGCGATCGACACCATCTGCGGAGGATTCACCTCGTTTGAGACAAACTCCGCTACCTGCTCATCCCTCTGGTTCCCGGTACGGTTCAGCACTACCTCACACACCGCTCGGTCCTCGTCCACATTCCCCAGGCCGTCCGCGGTATCGATTCCAAGGGAGTAATCGCACCCCTCTTCCGGGTGCTGGAACACGAGGAGTTTGTTGAAGCATTGCGTGTCGTCCTTATCGTCAAAGTCTTTCAGGGGAATCAGTTCCCAGTAGTTCATCTGTCCATTTTTGGACCGCCACGATACCGGGATGCGCGGCTTGTCGTAGTCAATGGATTCCGGGTCCGGCTGATACGGTTCGTCGTTCTGGCCGATGAGCACTGACTGACCGGTGACGGCGTAGGCTTGATACTGCCGCTCGGCCCGATCCGTCATGCACTCAATCACTTCATCACTGACTGCGCGATCGTTTTTCGATTGGAAGGCTTCATCGTCCGAGACGGGATACTGAGTGAGGAACACTTTCAGGGTATGACTCTGCGAGGCTTCGCGGTACTTGGTTTCCCAGAACCACGCTTGCTCTTTTGGCATCTCCCACCGCACTCCCATCACTCTCGACAGGTAATCCGTCGATCGTATGTAGAGTTCCGCGCGGCGTATCATGCGCTTCGTTTCCAGAATCGGTTCCCATCCGACCGGGACAGGATTCTTTCTGAGCCAGTCGGGAAGCGGATAGAGATCCGTCGCGCACGGCCAAGGGATGAATACCGCCATGAAGCGCCCCCCCTTGCCCCAGTTTGCCTTGTAATAGCGCCACTTTTCTGCCTGCCAGGATGTCGCGTCCGCCCCCGTCCCTTCCAGAACGAAAAAGAGCTTGTAGGACGAGTGACAGGCCGGGAATAGTCCTTCTTCCAGCGTCTTTCTCGGCTTCGGGATGTCGGCAATCTCCGACACATGCACACAGGTCGGAGTCCAGCCTTGCGCGATTCCCATCGCCTGCGATCCAGACTGCATGGACATGATCGAGCCGTTTTCCCACCGCGGCTGCGAGGACTTCGTGGATGTCAGTCTCGGAACCAGCCAGAACGGTTGCCGGTCACGGCATACTTCCCCCATCCTTCCAAGCAGATCTGACTGCTCAGCTCGAGCCGATGCCATCACAGCTTGCGTGTTCGGGATGAACTGCACGCGATGATGGAACTTCATCACCGTATCCGTCGAAATTCCTACCTGACGCGATTTCACGCAAAAAAGCTCAATTGCAACTTGATCCTCATCGAACTTCTGGAGCACGGAATCAAAGATTTCCTGAGACTTGCGAGGTTTGTAGCGGAAGATATTGTTCTTGTCGTCACAGATCCAGCCGTAGCGGGTTTCCCAGTAGGAGGCTGAAGCGAAGCACATGAACTGCTCGTTTTCTATCCAGCGCCGTATCTCTGCCTTGCGCCGTTCTGTCAGTCGGACGGTAGGACGAAAGTCTATGTAGCGGTTGACTTGGTTCTTTTCGATCTGGACAAGGGAATCGATGTAGGCGCAAAACTCATCTACGTTTGCGATGGAATGCTCGACCGGACGCCACCCTTCACGCGCCTCAAAGTCATCCAGCGTCTTTTCAATCACCTTCGGGCTGTACATCGCTGTTTTTAAGGGCCACCAGTTACCCAGTGGCCCCGCTCTGGCTCTTTTCCTTTCCGGCCTTCTTAGTCAGAGTTAGCCGCTGTCCGTCAGCAACTTCTGCCGGTTGTTCTGCCACTTTTCCTGCCGGCTCGATACCAGGGGAAACAGATCATCGACATCGGGCGGAACATCCACCTCTGGAGCTTCTTCCTGCTCATCCTGATTCTGAGGGAAGTTGAAGTTGATCGAGGCTCCCTTGGGAGTCGGCAGGAACCCTACTGCCTCATGTAACATGCGCCGATCGCGTTCCCCGTGCTGCATCTTCGCGTACTTGATCGTGCTCTTGATGACGTCCGGATGAGACGCCATTGCCAGCATTGCTACCTTCTGCGCCTGAAATGACCGATAGGACATGACAATCGCGCCCAAGAGCGTATTGCAGTCTACTTTCGCCTTGAGCACCACCGCTTCCAAGGGGATCTGTTTGCGATCACAGACTGGAGTGGAGTCGTAAACGTGGAGAAACGCGATGATCGAAGGTTCAGAGGAGAACCGCATCGCGTCGATCACGGTCCTCCTCGGAGTAGGTAATGGAAGCGGTGGCGCTTCCCGCACTTGTTCGGCAGTTATGCCCGTCCCCTTGAGAAAACGGCGTAGCGCGGATTCCCTCCTACTGAGGCTTTGGCTTTTGATTGTCGTCAAGGCGCTTCTGGAATCGGCTGGCGACTTCTTCCGTTTCTTTAAGCCAACCGGGAGAGGGTTTGTCGCTGAGCTGTTCTCGCTGATCTTCGTCCGGTCGGATGATTTCGGCAGCACGCTTTTCTCTCTCCGGAGGATTCTTTCTCTCTTCCAATATAACAAGTCTCTCAAGTACGGCCGCAATGCGTTCAAATGCGGTCGCTAAACGTTCCAAGTTGACAGTCTCGTCCAGTCCCACAGTTACACCTCCAAGGTAATTCGGAACTCATGAATCACTTCGTCATCCAGATTGATGACCTGCACTAACCCGTCCTCCATGTAGGCGTAGATTCTCAAAGGAAGCCCTTCGATCTTGCTAAAGTTGCCTTCGAGTATAAAGAGTCTCGAAGGAATCAATCGCTTAATCTCTCTTAGGGTCCGAACATTCATTCGTACCTCTTTGGGAGTTGTCTTGCGCGGGAACCGCTTCTCCATCTCGTCAAGTGCTGCGCATACTTCCTGAAGAGTCATACGTTTACCGTCCAATTTCGGACTTCTTTCTCGGCGCATACTTGATGTGCCGGATCTTCGTTTTCTCGCCCTCTTTCACCAGTACCGGAACTGGCTGATCACTCTCCACCCGCACCTGATTCGGAGGTGCTGGCTGTATCGTGACATTGGCCTCAACCAAGCGAGATGACGTATCCGGAAGCCCAGACGTCTCCTCGGCTCGGACAAAGTGGTTATCGACTACTTCCCGGCCGTAGTCGCTCAGTTTCAGGCGGATTGAGATGTCGGCCGTGAACGAGGTGTAGGCATTGTCGTGCATGAGAGCGCAGTGCTTGTTCAGGCTTTCCTGCACTCTGAATAGAATCGCTTCTTTGACTTCATCCCCGGATAGCGGTAGCGGGGCTGGTTTCTCTTCTGGCATCACAATCTCCCTTCTATCAAATCGTAGTCTCGATGGTTCTTCTTAGCGGAAATATCACCCGGAGCCTTGATGTTCGTAATCACTACTCCTGGCCGACCAGAAGCCATCTTGGCCGCCAATCGCCAAAACCCCACGGGGTCCACAGCCTGCCTATGACGCTCAACCAGGGCCTCAAACTTCTCTTGCGTGCTCACCCGCGGCTCCCTGGCGCCGGCCTCGATGTACTTCACCGCCCGAGTCGTGATCCCCAAGGCTAAGGCTAACTGCCGCTGTGTGAGTTTCCGCTTCCGGCGAAAGCGGCGCCATTGAGTTGAGATGTGCATAGCTCACTTCCCCTTCTGTGCCGCCCTAACTTCATCGAAATACCAAATTCCCTGCCTTCCTTTGGCGGGGATTGCCTCGATGACTTGAGGATCGTAAAGGACTAATCCGTAGCGTTCAGTGATGCATTCAACTAGGGCATACTTCGAGTCCCATGTATTCATCCGGCGATGAGTCGAGACGCCGACCGTACCCATGATGCAGCCGCCAATCTTGAGGAAGTTGCTGCTTCTCTCAAACTGGTCATAGGTCAACCATGGTTTCGCTTGCTCCAGCGCATCCTTATCCCACCTCACTGATGCGTGTATTCCGATGCGTTTCCCGGCGAGCCCCGAAAACCGTCCATGTGTCCTTGTTTCTATCGTTTTCCAGCCAAGCATGACCCACGATGCCC